CTCGGCTACAAGCCGGGGGCGGGCGTCTTACGGGCCCGGTCCGAAGACCTCATGCCGAAGCATGTTCGCAAGAGCGTGTTTTGGTGTGATAGTTGACGGAGCGGATACCACCCGTGAGTCTCTTCAATGAGAGCGTCCCGGTAGCTCCACCGTTGGACCCCATGGTCGCGCCCACGATGAACGCGGTGCTCCTTGACCGTCTAGTCGCTGGCCGTGACACGGAGTAGACCCTCGGGGTATATCTTAATCAAACATCAATGAAATTAATCAAAGACACTTTCTTAAGAATGCCCAAAGGACCTATGTCTGCAGCATTCGAGCACTCCTGGGTGAAGCTTTACAGCTTCATCCTAGGCGTTCTGGGGCTGCCCGTGGGTTTCCTTGACACCACCATAACCTTCTTTGATCGAGTATCTAAGATACATCGGTCGAGAGGGAAAGTGGGTCTCGGAATGTACCTGAAGGAGTCTCAGCGTTGCCTTCTTCAATACCTAGCTGGATCCCCGCAAGGGAAATCCAGTGTAGGGTTGATAAAGGGCCTACCTAGTATCCTCCCCGGAGTAATCCGGAAGGGGATCCTAGATGGCAACAACGCTGCAATTCGGACTGCTCTCACTCTTCTAGGATTTGTGAGGACCGTCTACCATAAGGGGGTCATCGGCTTCCACAACATTACTAACCCTACGACATGGGACCCTTCCCAGTCGAAACGGAATAGGATGATGAAAGAGGTTCGATTGGCCCTTAAGTGGCTTCAGGTGCGTGCGTATGTGGCGCCGAAGACACCTGTCTTAGGAGTTAAATCCAACAGACAAGGGCCTAACGGTCATGCTACACTCGCTGCCCATTGGGACGCTCTTGCTTTGCAAGGAAGCGACCTTTGGGATACGTTCAAGGAGCTATCAAAGCTCCTTGGTGTACCGCACTTGATTGCACGTGTAGAGGCCCTCGCTCAAGTCACAGGATCAGTGGTGGCCGAGCTCCCTTTCCTACTGCGGGTTCTTCCTGCGCACTTCGCTTCTTTAGGGAAGCTGGGTGTGAAAGACGAACCTTGCGGTAAGAAGAGAGTCTTTGCCATCTCTGATTACTGGACCCAGACCATCTGTAAGGGGCTCCATGATTACCTGATGAAGGTTCTCAGAAAGCTCCCTATGGACGGAACCTGGGACCAAGGCGAGGCGGCCAACAAGGTTGCGGCCTGGACTGCGACGAATAAGAAGCTTTATTGCTTCGATTTGTCTGCAGCCACAGATCGCTTCCCTGGAGGCTTCATCGCCATGGTGTTGAGCGTCCTGATCGGAGATCGGGCAGCCGCATTGTGGTTGACCCTCCTCACAGCGCGCGATTATTGGTACAAGGGCGCCGCTTATCGCTACGCCGCAGGGCAGCCAATGGGGACGCTATCATCATGGGCCAGCTTCGCGCTGACTCATCATGTAGTTGTCCAAATTGCTGCCATGCGGGCTGGTCACGACCGGCTGTTCCAAGGTTACGTCCTTCTCGGAGATGACATAGTCATCGCTGATTGTGACGTGGCGGAGGAATACCGTGATCTAATGGCGTGGTTCCAAGTCTCGATTAACGACAGTAAGTCGCTAGTCGGGGTTGGAGCCGCCGAATTTGCCAAGCGGCATTTTCGGAAAGGCCAAGAGGTCACTGGTATGCCGGGGTCTCTCATCCTCTTAGCGGGTACGCGTCTCTCGGGACTTAGAGTCCTGGTTGACGTGGCCCTGCGTCGAGGGTGGAAGATCTCGGGGCAGTCCGTGCTCGCGGCTATCACCTTCCTGCTCCCCTCCATAGGAGCAGTAAGGAAGTGGCGATTCGTTCTTGTATCCCTACTCGGACCAGGCGCACCGCTCTCGGTCGCGCCAGCGCTATGGGGCGGGCTCCTAAGTGCTGCTCCTGAGATCCTGTTAGGAACTCTGCAGGGTGTCTTAGGAGGTTTCTCCCGGCTTCCATCGCTGCAACGCTCCCCAGGTACTGATTTGATCGGTCCCTGTGATGAGATTGGCGGCCTGGTTGAGGAGATTTATCGGCATTTCGAGATCCGTAGGATCCGAAAAGCACGAGAATCTCACGCCAAGTGGATTGCGACCCTTTCTGGTAACCTTGAGTCCCTCCTAAAAGGATGGATACTCTCGGCACCGGATCGGAACGCAAGTGGCACCACCTTTGAGTTCGCTTCTCCCCGGTTAATCCGGTTGAGTCGCGAGCTCTTAGATGTCGGCCACCCGGCAGGTACCATGTCTCTTATGACTGAACCTCTGGAAACAGAGCATTCAGAAATGGAGATTATGGATCTGTCGGTCCAGCTTGGACGGGGGGATAGACTAGCGCCCGCAGTTTGGGGGCTGGCCCCGGCTGGTGACTTGGCACTCCTACAGGCGGCGTCGAAAGACACGCACTGGGGAATGTCAGTCATCAAGTCGGTGATCAGCACCTCTGCATTGGCGTTCGAGTGGCAGGAACCAGGAGCTTTGGAGATGATCCGAGAGGGGCTTACCCTAGAAATAGGGGAAGTATGGAAGTAAATTCCGTCCTCAGAGATCAAATCCTCGGTACTCCTTGGACCGTCTAAGGACGACCCGGCCCTGCCACCGCACTAGGTCTAGTCCCCTCTTCGTGAGAGGATTGTAGAACTAGAATCCGGTGAGCGGTCACCCCGGGCGCCTGCACGAAGGCAGAACGCTACAAGGATGTTCCTTGGTTCTGGACTCTGATTATTCCATGCAAAGCATAGAACTCTAGTTCGATTGCAAAGCATGTCGAAACTAACCAGTGGGCTTGGTAACCCATTGGCACAGAGTTCAGGACGCAAGTCCTAGACCTCACCGCCCTGGCTAAAACCTACTGACGAAAGTCAGTGGGGGGGTGCCAGGAGCCTCCCCCG